CCACCTTTAGAAGGTTCAGTTCCTACAGTGATAAGAAGAATAACGTTTTCGATAGTGCGGCAAATAGCTTGATCAATCTTCTTCATTTCCATTTTAAAGTTGATATCGTCAAGTACAGGAAATCCAAATGGAATAGCGAAAGGTTCGTAGTCCTGTTTCTTATAAAAAGAGTAGATTATATTCGTGGGATCTAATTGTATATTAAGACCATTACGCGCCCATTGACCATTGGTAATCTTATTCTGAGTTTCTTTATTAAGTGAATCAAATATCAATTTGTCATGATCATTCTTTGGTGTACGAAGTCTCTCTAATTCATATTCAGAAAGAATCTTTTCATAAAGAACTGAGTTCCAACTGCTTGCTCTATTAACTGTTAAAAAATAAGGATTAATCAATGTATATTGAACAGGAATTTTATTTTTAACATCATATGAAGTTGGATATGGTAATATACCCATATCAGTAGTATATGATTGACCATCATAATTAGCATATGTTTCTAGAATTTTTTGAAAGTCAGCGATTTCAAATTTAGCATTTATCTTGTAAAAGAAAACATTTCCACTTCTATAGTATTCGCGAAAATATTGGTCTTTCACATTCCACATTCTTACAGACTTCATCCATTTTTTGAAGAAGTCCTTAGATTTTTGAGTTCCGCCTTCCAAATAAATTTCTGCATTAGCAAATTCAGACATGATATCTATAGCATTTCTAAAAATAGCAACATTTGCATAAGCTTTTTGACAAAGCTCAATAGCATCGCGAATATTATAACCATTAATAGATGCCTCAAAAGGTAAAATTCCTTCACGAATATTACCATATTTATAAATCTTTGGGCCTACATAAGCTAAATTTCTTCTAAGAGTTGTGTCTAATTGACCGCCATTTCTATCACTATCTGATGCGCGAGTTTCATGAGTGTAAAATGGTTCACCAACAAAATTTGGCTCAGAAGATTGATCTCCATGTATTAAATTTTCCAAAGGCTGTGAAGAATCTTGATTACCAGAAGATAATTTGCTCCAATATTCTGACTTTTTTGTATATTTACGGCTCATGTTAATAATAGTTACACATTGTAACTTTAAAAGTGACTTTTTAACTTATGCGATAAACATTGGTTCAAAAGTATCCATACTATTATCTATTTGAGTCGTATTGATATCAAAATAAATCTTCGCCATCCAGTTACCAAGTACTAATGCAGAATAACTATCTTTTCTTGGCTTATCTGGACCAGATTTACGTTTTAGATTAGCTGGAAGATCGAAGTTTTGCATACCTTGAGCAGAAGTAGTTATTTGAATCAAAGCGCATTCTGTTTTTGTAAGCATAATCATATCTGATAAATGTTCCACAAAGTCGATCATTTTAGCTTCTTCATTTTCTTTTTCAGTATCCAAAGCATTTGAGAATTTTAAATCAGAAATTCCTATGTGTTTTTTAGTTTGGCTTCTAAAATTATCATCAATAGCTCTGCTGGCAAAATAAGTACGACGATGATCGAAATTAGCTTGTAACAATTCATTCGCCAAACGAATCCAACCAGAAGTTGGCTTTCTTAAGAAAACATGCTTATAATCTGATTTATTATATTCACTTTTTGCAGAATAAAGATTCTGAGTATATTCTTCTGGACGTTCAAATTCGGTGGCAATTGATTTTAAATTGATTTTTGCATCTTTAAATAATTCACTTTCATTACATGAGTTCATAAACTGAACTCCACCATTATAGTCCATACATATAGCTACAACATTAAAATTTTGCAATAGATATAAGAAGTATTTAATATGATCTTTTAAAGATGAACCAGACAAAGCATAAGAATGAACCAGTGTGCTTATTTGTTTTTCCGTATTTATTTTAAGAACTTGAATAGCAAAATCGTCAGATGATTCAGTTTCAGACCAAGATGGGTCAACCGCTAATATATATTCATCTTCCGCATTTCCAACTACTTCAACAGCAGGAGTTTCTCCATCAGGCACTGTACATAAAGCCATTTTAGAGATCTTGAAATATCCAGAACTGTCATCACTGAATTGTGCGCCAAATTCTCGCAAAAATTGTGACTCACTCATTGTGGCTTTTGCTTGATTAATTAGATTCTGATCGTACAACTGAACTGGAGCGCAATCATAAGAGAACTGCATTATACAACGCTTTGTCTTTTCCTTATTTTTAGGATTAAATATCAGATTCTCGTATTGCTCATAAAGCTTATATAAATATTCAAATTTAAAAGAAGCTGATGACAAAGCAATCAATTTATTATTAGGCCATATATATCTATCTTCCTCAGTCATTTCTCCTTTAGCAATCAATTGCGTTTCAAGATTATACAACTCTTCTCTTTGTGTAGGATTTTGAACTACAGACAAGAACGGTACAATAACTTCATTATAAATTCTTTCAGGCATTAATAGAAACTCATCAATAATAATACGATGAAAGCGAAAACCACGAAGCTTTTCGCCATCACCCAATGGCAACGCACGAATACGGCTTTTTCCAATTTCCATTACCCATTCATCATTAGATTTGGATATCTTTGTAATACATTGTTTTAGAAGATAAGCGTCAGGCTTTGCAGCAATATCTTCTATCTTTTTAAATATCATTTTAGACTGACGAAATGAACGAGACAAAATGCCAGTTTCAATTCCTTGATTTAATATAGCATCAAGCACGGCATAAATACCAGTGGTATAAGATTTACTCATACCACGCGACCATACTCCTAAAAAATAATCACTTTCCAACATCGCTTTAATAGCCATGTGCTGGAAAGGAAATAATTTAACACCAGTTATAAGATCAGTAGCGAAAGTAGTATTGTTGCGAAGAAATTGATAAAACAATAACTTCGCTTCTCGTTCTTCTATATATCCAGGTATCTTCGCTAATTCCTCATTGGAAATTAACTGCGATTTCCTTGGCGCTTGGTTCCCTGTTTCCCACATGATCTAAAAAGTATTGAATGTCTACCTGCCATAGTGACTTACCATGATACAATAATTTAGGTATAATATCTAAAGATTTATTTCTGCTTCCAGTAAATATAAACTGTATATGTCTAGGATATTTATGACATAAGTTACGCATATTGTGAAAAATATATTCTAAATTTGTTTTTCTATTATACTTACGCTGATTGATTAAAATATTATTAATACTAGACTCAACAACCACAAATAAATAACAATTCAATTCAACAGCTTTGATCAACTCTCTTTCAAATCTATCTATCCCAGACGCCATTGTTCCAAGAAAATCAGATTCGCTTTTTCTATCAACAAAAGTATTAGTAAAATACTTTTTATCAGCGATCAAATAGTCTCCTACAAATATTTTTTCAATTTTAGACTTAGGAAACTCTAAAGCATCTTGCTCTCTAGTATCAACCAATATAGGCAAATGAGAAACATTTGTTTTATTAAAAATTTCTGGCAAATTTTTATTATATAGAGGTTCAATATTTAGCAGCTTACACGCTCCCGTATATGAATTAAAATATTTCTTATAAATATTTAAACTTGGCAAGTTAAGCGTGATAAGCTCATTATGAAATGGCGCAAAATGATATTGTTTTTCATCAATTCTTTTCTTAAGCAATTCAATGCATTTTGTTTTAACAGTATCCTGATTTGATGCAGCCTCCCATTTCAAAAATTCTGTATAATCAAGAAACTCTGTTTCAAAATATTGTTTCTTATTTTTGAAAGGTATCTGTTGACGATAATAAAGAGAATATCTTGGATAATATTTACAATAGTACTCGGCTTGATAAAGATTATGCTTTTTTAAATGAGCATGAAATGATTTATCGTTATTATATATTTGATTACAGACTTTGCACTCCATACTAATTATCTGGAAATATATAAATTATTCCACGCATTGCTCCTTCACTATCTATATCATTATTATAAAAATAATTATATTTTTTATCATATATTGCATCTAATTCTTCTTTTAACCATTCATAAGTAAAAGATTGACCATTATAAGTATCATAACCTAATTTTTTACTATCAGGAACAAGAAAATCATGAATAGCAATAATTGGTTTTAGATTAAATTTTTTTATTAATTGTAATTCATTTTTTAACGGGCAATCGTTATACCAATGAGCGTCTAAATAAAATATTGTGTTATTGCTTATGGTATTTAAAATAGATGGCAAAACTTCTTCGCTTTTTCCAAATATCAAATTAACATTAACATTAGCATTTTTTATGTTACTTTCTGCTTTTTTGAATGATGGTTCATCACACTCTATTGAAAAAACATTTTTAAAATTCTGGGCTAAAAAAATTGTAGTACCTCCTTCAAAGGTTCCAGTTTCAACAGCATTTTCTATATTAAATTTTTCTTTTAATTTTAAAAAATTATTAGCAATAAAATTATCTCCATTAAATGGTAAGTGAAAATTCATTAAATCGCATCCTCCTTGCTTATTCCTAATATTCTAGCTTTCCATGAAGACATGTTCTCCAATCTATCAGCCTCTTCCTTAATTGTCCGTTTCTGCATATCTGCAATTTGAATCATCATTTTACGTTCTTGTTCGTCTTGAAATAGTTCTACTAGATTAAGAATAGAAGCGTTCTTCTGATGTGTCTGTTCTACCCTCTTAGAACGTTCGCCATTCAATTTTTGAATGCTCTTATCAATGCGACCAGCACATTGATTATATTCTTCAGAGATTGTCTTAAGAACTTCAGTTAGACGCATAGTAAAATCTTTTTGATCTTGCGTCTCATTAAACATATCGTTTATCTTGTTCTTTTTAATATCTATCTGGCGTAGATTAATATAATCCATACAAACATTAATGTATAAATTGATTTCATCAATTGTTAAATCCGGTTTGTCCCATACAGACCGCACAAATTCCGCTTCAAATAATTCTTTATCTGTAGAGCTATTATAAGAATCATAGTTGCCAACAAATCGTGGACTTGATAAATAAGTTAAGAGTTTCTCCATGCATTTTCTATGCTGCAAAGACAACTTATCTTCAGAAATATTTTGACCGCACCATTTGTTAGCTTTATTTATTACCGTTTTGATAGAACGGGGTACTGAATATTTATCTCCAACCCCAGATTCGTTATCTACTAAATAATCTGGATATTTTTCTTTAATATATTTTTGAACTGCACGATATTCTGCTGTAATAAAAATATTTAAATTCTCAACGCCCACAAACTTCTCATGAAATATTAGTTCTGTAACTTGTCTTGGCGTGATTCCTGTTTTTATATTCTGATCAATAAATTCACAATTTTCTTTTGATAGTATTTCTACCGTCTGTGTTGGCTTTGGTTTTTCTTGTTTCTTAGAAAAGCCAGTTGAAATTAAAAAATCTCTTATAGCTTTAGCTTCTTTAGCTCTCCCGGTTAGATCTTCGCGATTAAAAACAAGATTAGCTAATACAACATAATCTTGTATACCTTCGTTAATTTTTCTTAAAATAAATGCTTTGTTGTCGTCTGTTAACATATTAAGAAGAGAATATATCGTTGTCTTTTAATAAATTTTGAGCTTTAATATACAACATTTTTTTTAAATTTTTTATTTGCTTGTATCCTGCTTTTCTACCTTTTTCTGATGTCTTAAACTTCAAAATTTTAGCAACCTGATCATCAGTTAAATTGTCTACAAAAAACATTTTATAAATAAAATAATGTTTATCGCTTAAAGAACTTTTCATCAAATCATGTAATTTATTTTCTGCT